TTTTTCATAACAAACACTCATCTGCTAAATTGATTATTCTGGCCATGTCCTCAAATACTAAAGTCGCATTTGCGGGATTTAAGTTCGAATAATCGCTTTGTCCATAAACTTTCAAAATCCAAAACCCAGTTGGTAAATCCACATTCACAATGAATGAATAAAAATCGCATTCGACGGCAGTAAATACATCAATAAACTCATCGCATCCATTATTCCTTGTAAATTGGAATAAATAAAAGCTAAATGATTCCTCTAAAAATAGAGTTACTTTAGTGTCGATATTTGCGTCAATGACTACCACTCTGTAATTAAAAAATCATTTCCCTCAGTAACGATAAAATCGCATTTTTGGGTAACTATATAATCACTATAATTGACCTTAACTTCAACGTCATTGTCATAAAGAAACGTTGCTAAACTTGGGTCTAAATTTGTTGGACTCGCTTGCCCAAAAATATTAACATCCCAGATTCCCAGTTCAATGTCTTCAATTAAAACAAAACAAAAGTCATCGCATGGAATTGTTTCGTATATGCTTTTTTCAATTATACCATCTTTAATAAAAACAAATAAATAGTAATCATGTACGCTTGGCAATGATATACTTATTTCGCTCGTTGTATTTTGATAGATTGTTAACATTATGATATGCTCCAGTTTTCTAAGTTTTTAGTATTATCGCAGTTATTGCACGATGTTTGGTCGTATAATGGATTCAAATTTTCGTTTAGCTTTAGCCATTCGAACATTTCCCTTGCATAATTTTTAGCAATTTGTCTCCAGTAACTTGCTTGCTTTTCGTTGGTGTCAAAGTCCACAAATTCGCTCTCATCTGTAACTTTACGCACAACGCTTTCCTTTGTAACTTGCACTGGATGGAAAAACAAAAAGTCTCCAAACGCATAGCAAACATGCACTTTCCTTAAATAGCACAATAATTCCTCATTTGCGATGCTTATATCTTCGTCTGTTATTTGTTGGCATAACTCATCAAATAAATCTTGACAAAGCAATTGATTAATATATGTTATTTGTGTGTTCTTAATAGCAATTTCAATGTCCTCGCTCTCAATGTTTCTTGAAAGTGGGACTATGCCATAAAAATCGGTTTGTGTTATAAATTGACAACTGCAACAAGCCATTATTTTACTGGGTTAATAGGTGTAACAACTGGCGCAGACGTTGGCTTTGCTCCAATCAATCCCGCTAAACTTCTTATCTCTGCCTCAGACATTGACTCCAATACTTTATTGGCAACCAATGGCGATAATGCGTTAATATTATCAATGATGTTATTTGCCGCAGTGTTTAATTTAACCTCTTTAGCTCCGTAACCAAATGCGTCTCTGATTTCATCTTCTGTAAATGCTGCTGCAAATGATTCTGCAACAAATGCCAAAGGAATTGAGTTGCTTACTTTTATAATTGTGCCATCATAGCCATCCATTAATGTAGCCAATGCATTCATTTCGTACATTAATAAATTTTGGTCGTGTTTAATAACTGCATTTTGATAATATATAGACGAATCTGCAATTTCTTTTGCCGTTCCTAATTTGCCAGAGACTTGAATCCCTGCCAATATAGATGGAACTTGAAATGCAGTTGCAATATGGTCTCTAATTAAATTTGAAAGTGTAATGTACATTTCGTGTGATGTACTCTGGCTAAATGGAATGATTTGGATTGACCCCTCTTTTGATGAGCCATCCAAAATTGCAAATTTGCCGCCATTATCTGCGCCAGTTAATCTGTCAGAAATATAATCCCTCAAAGAGTCTTTCATATCCTTGCCATTCTCATCCACGCCAGTCAATTTGTATGGCACATAAACAATGAATGCAGGCGCAAACGAATTGTCAACGTTGTTAGCGTGGAAATTTTGAATCTGGCCATCGGCATAAATCCATTTTAATGCAGACGCATATTTTGGCTGCGAATAATACACTTGGCCTGGCTTGTATCTGCGAATATATTTAAGCGTTCCATTCCATTTGCTGAAATCTTCAAATAAAGAATTATCAATAAAATTTGAAATCTTAGCTTTTGTTTCGATGTCATCATATAAATCAATCGGAACGGCTTTGTATCTTCTGTCTTTTGTTTCCTGCTGCCAATTACTTGACAACTTGGCGAATGTTATTTCGAAATCTTTGTTTGGAATACCCAAACGAATGGTCGAAAAATCCTGCGACTTAACTCCTTTTAAATAACCATTCAAATCCCATTTCATAATCAATCCCAAAGATTCAAAATAAGCCATGTCATAACAGATTCTCTGGTAAACTGACTCATTGAAAATTTCGCTTAATCTTTTTGAAAAATCTGTTTCCTCGCCAGTCGGAGTTTCAAAATATAATCCATCCCCATACAAAAATTTTGCGTGTGTTTCAACACATGCGTTTGCGATTGGAGACGATTGGACTGCCTTAATTAGTTCTTGTGGAAAGTTATTGTCTTTGCCATAGCGAATAATTTTGTTTGCGGTGTCATCTGTTTGATTAAAAACAGATAAATCCGCAGGCGCTTTAGCCGAAAACATGAAATAATTATCCGAGATTTGAGTTAGTTCCATTTTTACAAATTTACTTTTTATTTTAAATAACTATTTGCAATATATTTACAAATCAAAGTGATTAGCAACGTCAATTGTCTTAAAATCTTTGAAATGTATCATTTCGCCAGTCTCATCAAATCGATTCCAAATTTCATATTGTCCATCAAATGCCGATGACGATGACGAATTTCTCAACTTGCGTTCAATATCTTTGCGGACAAACGAATAGTGGTGCATTCTCAGCCATTCGATTTGCTTATGTTTGGCGTAAGTATTTGTTCGCCTTGTTGGGTCTGCAAATGCAGGATATTTTTTGTCGAAACACATGATTGTTTCTTTGTAAATTTTATGAATAAAGGGAACGAAATAGTCTTCGTCTGGCGATAGTTGTTTTGTTGGGTATTTATAATAAGTTTTTAGCCTGCAATAACTTGCATCCAGTTCCGCAATATAAACTTGCTCCTTTGCTAAGGCAAAATCCTCACTAAAATACATCTCATCGCAATCCATTTGAATAAAATGGGTGCAACCAACGCTCTTTGCGAGTTCCAAACCTCTATTTCTTTTGATTGTTTCATTTGCTTGGCCACTTTGCCCAACCGCAGGAATGTAAAATTCTGTTAAGTCAATCAATTCATGTGGCAAAGTTGGCTCATAGAACTCTCCAGAGTTGCTTACATTTTGGTAAACGACAATAACAACGTCCAAATGTGGTTTGATTAACTCAATTGAACGTTTTAAATGCTCATCGCCATCCCAAACATTCCAAATGCCTGCAAGTTTATTCATAATTCGACACTATTAAATCAATAAAGTAATTGAATGAGGCAACAATTAAAATGGTTGGAATCATGTCAACGCTTATCCCAAATAAAATCGGATGCCACAACAATGTGTGAAACGATGACATGCAAGTTAAACACAAGCAAATTGGCTTTCCAAATATCTTTGGTAATTTATCCGCAAATCTTTGAATAAAATATAAAATATTCCCATGCCTTGTTGACCGATAAAAGCCAAAACATAGCAAACTAATAACAATAGAGTTGTATATCATACAAAAAGTAGTTTCATTTCGTTTGGAACGTATTGTGGAAATATAAATTCATGCGGATGCTTGCCCATTAAATAGATAATGTTTTTCTTTTGCTGCTCCCACTTTTTATTGTTGCCATAATTCTTTGTCCTATCAAAATCTGAATGTGGAATGTATCGCATGCGTCCAATATAGTTTTTTTGAATGCCATTTCTGGTTAATGAAATATACAAGTCAACGTCCTCTCCGCCATAGCCTTTGATATTTTCGTCATAACCCATAAAATCTGAGCGCTTGACTATGCAATTTCCAGAACAATCTGGCTCTCCAGTGTAATAATTGCCGTCTTTTAAATCTAAGCTATCAAAAAAATTTGAGTCTAATAAAGTGTCCGCATCGCAAAAGAAAATCCATTCCTCGTTAGTTTCAGTAACCCCCAAGTTTCTGGCCTTTGATAAATGAAAGTCTTTTGCGGCCGTCAAGCATGAGCGGATTTTGTTAGTTTGGCAATATCTATATGCCATTTCATCGCCGTAACAAACAACGAATATCTTTGATTTATCTTTAATAGTTGCAATACACTTTTTTAAATGCAGCAATCTATCTTTACAAGTTATAATTATATCCATAAAATTCCAATTCCGCCCCAGTCAGAACCCTCGATAAACTCGTCATACTCTTTGCCGTCTTTGATTTCGTTCCAAAACTTATCCACTCGACAGAATAATTCTCTGTGCAATGGCGTGTCAATGATGTCATGGAATGCAATCACTCCGCCTTTACGCACAAACTTAGAATAAATTTCGTAATCTTTTTTAACTCCCTCATAAGTATGGTCGCCATCAATCATAAGGAAATCAATCTTTGCATTACTATTGCCCAGTGCTTTGATTAACTCAGCTTTTAACTCTTTAGAGTCTCCGATTAAATAATCTACGCCGTCAATGTTTGAACGCTGAGACATGTCAATTGAAATAACTTTGTCAAACAATCCTTTGTAAGCGTGTAAGCATCCGCCATCAAAGCTGCCAATTTCGACTGCAATCTTTTTGCTCTTCATTGAGTTTAGCGCATGCAACAACTTTTCAAATTCTAAAGGCTTTTGTTGTGCTTTATTGTTTATCGCCAATTGGACTAATGTTTTCATATTCTATGGTTATTTTTTTACCGATTATTTTATTTAATTTTTCTGCCTGCTCGATATTCATAATGTAATCATTTAGATACATTTTTTTGACAACTTCAATGTATAGGCCGTCATCGTCTTTTTTTAATAAGCCTTTAATTTTCATGCTTTATAAATAATAAAGAAAATACCCAACTCAATTAAAATTGTGATAATTGTTTTAGTATAGTAAATTCGAGACCCGCCGTATTCTTTAAAAAAACTCCAGTCTTTTTTATAAATTTTGTTGTATGACATTAAAACGATTAATGCCAAAATGATTTTATAAATGTTCATATTGTCCGATGATGATTAAAGTATGAATTTGCCCCCATGCCCCATTGACAAGGCGATGTCGTTAATTTTATATTGTGTTTGACCGCTAAGTTTGTCAAAATACTTTGGTCGTGTCTGTGAGCCTTAAATCCGCTCAATTGATAATCTGGATTAAACTCATCATTGACAAGCATAAGATTTGAGCAAAGGTTAAAATATTCCTGCACAAATGCTCTGGTCTCTGGTGTGTTTCTATAAATCTGAATTGCTGCATTGGCTTGCAATTGGTCTGGCATGCAAACAACGCCCATGTCGTAATATGTTTCAGACTTGCACCAATCAATGTGCCTTTGCCCGTTATGAAATAGTTTTATATTTTCGCCGTCTTTTATTAAGTCATTTGGATTCTTTACGCATTCAATTGTTGAGTCCAAATACATGACATATTCGTTCTCGTCAATGATGCTTAAAATGTAATCTATTAAATAAGGTTTCCAAAGCCACCAACCATAACCCCGAGACGAATATAGATGCTCTGGGTAAGCATCAAAAAGCATTTCAACACTCTTCTCGTTAAACGTTTTAGTGTACATAAATCTGCTCATGGATTTATGCAATTTATCGATTGTTTGCTGATATTCTTTTGTCCCGAAAGTTATGCAGATTGGCATTTGCTTTGAATAAAATTAAATATGTTTAGTTCGCTAAAGTAATATTCTTTTTGCTCTTCTACAAGTTTATGTGAATCGCCATAGCTTGCCAGTGAAATAATAGCCTCTAAATTTTGCATAGTATTTTCAGCAATGGCGGAATAAGGTATTGGATAAGCATCGCAAATCACAATATCCCAGAATTTTTCTGTTACGTAATAATCCTCAATTGAATTTTCAATGCAAATAGACGTGTGGTAATCAATTAATCCATCTTTTTTGTCTTTTAATTCGCCTTTGTATCTGGCATCTTTAATGTTCCATCCTTTGCCGTAAATATCCACGTCCAAATCTGATGCTAATATTTTTTCAACCAATTCGTTTCGAAATCCATACAACGTTCCCTCTCTCGCTTCTTGTTTGGCCACTATAAAACTGCACTTTTTAGTTTTTTTAGAGTTTAAATTGATTGCATCTTCATAGTCTAAGCCAGTCCAATTGAACATCATTGGCAATTGGTTATTCACTGGCGCAATAAACTCAGCAACTTGCCCAGTCCAATCCTTATAATTTGCCGACCAACTCGGTTCTTGCGCAAACGCAAATGTTTTTGCAGGGTCTTTTATTTTTTCTGTCGTGTCGTTAAATATAAATAACAAGTCATAGTCATTGCCATACGTAAACTCAAATTTTTTGACCGCATTTTTTGGAGCAAATTGTCTCATGACCTCACTTGCCAACCTTTCAGATGTGGCATAGTTGCTCGTTAGTTTTACTTTTAGCATAAATGTTTGATTTTAAAGTTTTTAGTTGCGCAAAAGGTTGAAAAAAACCGCTCACAAATGAATGTGTGCATCGGATAAAACTCAACGCCAGTGATTGCCTTTATTTTTTCGGCTGAAAATCTGCCAGACTTGTATTTTGTGTCTGTAAATAATCTATTTTGCAGCCATTTATCTTCGCTCTGCGCCATTATATCCATCAAAGGTATTAACCATGTGCAAACAAACTCTTCGTATATCTCAGAGCGTGTAACGTGGGCATTTTGGTAAATGGTCGGAGTGTTTAATCGGTCTATTTTTAGGCCATTGAATTGATTAAAGATATATTGAGCCGTCTCAATTATTCCAGAATGCCAATTTTCAGCAACTCGCCACACATTTGGTTGCGTGTGCAAGCGATAAAACGTGTAAATGTCAGCATCTTTAACGTCTGCCTCTAAATTTTTAAGCCAATATGAGTTCTTTGATTCAAATTGCCATGAGAAAACGCCAAAGTATTCGGCCTCTTTATGCTTTCCCTGCTCGATTAGTTCCCGAATGATGTGGTTTTCAAATGCAGGCTGAAACGCTTTGCCCTCATAAATAGAATTGTCATAGCCAATTGCGTTTGGACTTATATACTTCTTTGTTTTGTCATCAAAATATATTTGATAAATTACTGATTTTGAAGCCATCTGTATGCTTTTTTGTAACACGACCCACATCCAGTGGATAATCTATTTCCAGTTGACCTTTTATACATGTCAAATATTAAATGCCAAACAATGTCTTTTCTGTCCATTGCTTGTCCGCCATGCGAACTTACATGAATTTTTATTTCTGGTATTGTCATAAGGCAAATATAGTAAAATTTTACAAAAACAAGAGAGGCGACATGGTTTCCCAAATCGCCTCTCTAAACATTTTTGTTTAAAACTAATTAAGCAATTCTGCTCTCCAAATAAGCCTTTGTCGCTTGGTAGCTTGTTACAAAGAAATCTGGTGCTAACTCTTGCTCTCCGCCCATTGGTTGAGACAAAGTGATATTGAACGCATTGTCATCGCCAATCAAAACTCCAGTCGCTTTTGTAAGCGCAGTGATTTCCAATCCTGCTGACATTCCATACAATTCAAATGTACCATTTGTCTTTTCAACTACAACGAATAAATCGTCAATCAATTTTAAATTATCCCAAACATTTTTGGCATCTTGAGTTTGTTGCTGAAACTTACCAGTAATCGTTTGCGTAAACGATTTGATATTGTTTTCGCCAGTAACCAATTCTTGACTCGCACCTGCGCTTTTTGTTTTTGCGCAGAACTTGTAAAGATAGTTGTATGGTTGTAAACCTATTGCAGTAACAACTCCAAACGCATCTGTCGTAAATCCGCTACTCGTTAAATCCGAAAGCGAACCCACATAAATGTTTTTAGCTTTTATTCCGCCTACTGATTGCAAATCTTCGCAAGTTGCGCAGGCAAGTCCACTAATTATTCCACATGGCATATTGTTGTCTCCTTTTTTTTAAGTTAAATAATTATGATAATGCGATAACAGTCAAATCGCCATAGATGTATTGAGTTCCCATTTTGAACTCAGCATCGATGTAATTCATTTTGTCTCTTTTATCATAAAAGAAATCTAATGTATTTGTGTCAGAAATTGCATCTGTACCAATCACTAAATTCTCTCTGTAAGTGTAAACCGCTCTGTGTTTGCTATTCATGTTATTAGCATTGATTACTTGAGACCAACGTGATTTCTTGTAAACTGGAATGCCTCTAAATTGTAACACTCTCGCAGCTTGCTCAACCATATCCCATGACTTATCACCACAACAAGCATCTTCACGACAAGTCAAATAATTGTCATATAACTCTCTGGTTAATGCAAAATATTTGTCGCCCTCTGGCATTTGGTCTAAGATGTCTGGTGCAGTTTCGTACATAGAACGTAATGTATCTAAAGCAGTGCAATCGCCTAAAGTTGAAGCAATTTTTACTCTTTTAACATCGTAAGCGTTTGCGCCTGCAATTAAGCGAGCCCAGATACCAGTGCATGAATCTAAAGTTGGATTTGATGAGTTCTCATCGCCAAACCAAGCAATATCGTAAACGTCTAAACGCACTGCGTTTGTAACTTTTTCGATAATGTAATTTTCTACGATAGTTCCCTCTAAGTTTTGAGCCTCGTTACCAGTTCTCAAAAACTCTTCCATGAATGTGTTTTTTAAGTTCTTAGCACACTGGTCTAAGTTAACTTTCAAATCACAAACCACAATAAATTTCTCAGTGATGTCAACTACATCGCCTGCATTATCACGACCACAACCAACCGAAGCACGTACTACGCCAGATAAAATTGTGTCTAATGCTAATTGTCTCTTTGATTTAATATCTAAAATGATACGAAATTCGTTTTGTAACTCTGGAGTTAAAAACGTTGGTTTTATTAAAACCTCGTTAGCTTGTTGCCCTGCCCAACTAACGTTAATGTCTAATACATCTGCCATTTTCTTGTTGTTTTATTTTTTGTTTAATTAATATTGTTTTTTAATGTTTTCTGCTACAATGTCAAATGGCGATTTTTTAACCTCTGACTTTGCTGCCGCTGCGTTTACTACTTTAGTCTCAGCCGTTTCAACTAATGACTTTAATGCTTTGAATTCTTTGTCCATTTTCGCTTTGAATGCTGCGCTTGCAGTTTCAATCGTTGCTTTCTCTGCTTTTAATGCAGTGATTTCAGCATTTAACGACTCAACTTGAGCGGTTAAAACTTCTGTTTCGTTAGCTACGATTTCAACTTCAACCTCACGAATCTCAACGATTACGCCTGCTGCGTCAACAATAATGATTTTGCCAGTTGCTAAAGCATGCTCGCCCTCTGGTGCAAAAGTTGTCATGGTTTCGTCTGTGTAAACTGGTTTCCCAACTTCCAACTCGCCGTCTCCATATAAAATTGTCATTCCGTCTGCCAATGGCTCAACGAAATTTGTTGGCTCTGTGCCAGTCAATGCCTCTTCAATAGCCTTGAAAGCAGAGGCAATTTTGTTTTTGAAATTGTTATCCATTTTTATTTTATCGTTAAATTTTCCGTATGCTGCAATTGGCATCCTTACCGCATCCACAAATCCAAGTTCTTTTGCTTGTTGTGGTGTCATGTAAGTTGTTTTGTCCATCATTTCCATGATGTATTCAATTGTTTTTTTTGTTTTCTTAGCGTAATTCTGAGCAAGGATTGTGTCGATTTGCGACAATGCCTCTGCCGTTGACTTAATTTCGTTTGCAGTTCCTTGCGCTCCGCCACTTGCATTGTGTATCATATACTGAGCAGTTTCACTCATTTCCACATAAGATGCCGCAGATGCTATTAGAGTTGCAATTGAGCCACAAAAACCATGAATGTATGCCGTAATTTTTAGACCTGCGTCCTGCAAATCGTTGTAAATAGAAAAACCCTCGTAAACAGAACCGCCACGTGAGTTAATTATCAATTTGATTTCTTTTGACCCTTGTGATTGTGCCTTTGAAATTTCAGACCTAACGTAATCGGCCGAGAGTTCGCCCTTGTCAGTTCCAATGTCCTTATTGATTAGCAAATTATAAATTTCCATGTTAACAAAGTTAGCGGAAATACAAATGTGCTTTTTGTAAAGATTTTACAATTATATTTTTTTTACAATATAGATGACCGAATGAATGCTTTTGCAGTATTTCTCTGCTAAGTCTGCATAAATAATCATTTTGCTTTTTTTGTTCTTAAACACTTGCTCTTCGTATTCACAACGAATTAAATATCGCTCCATGTCGCCAGTTGTTAGCGCACATTTCTCGGCTAAATGATAGGCCACATTATTGCAATCGCCAAAAGTGGTGTCAATTCTGGTGTAAAATTCACGTTCAATGTTCATCTGCCTTGTCCTTTATATTTTTTTGGTTGAAATTTTTTTGCTTTTGCTGCTCTGCCAGACTTTCGTTTGCCAAAATTTAGTTTGGTTTTTTGCGCCGTTGCTTTTGCCTTTGCCATTATAGTGAGGTTGTTGTTTCTATGACTTTAAGTCGATTTTGAACTTCTGTTATTTCAGTTGCACTGACAACAAGTTGTAAGCCTCTCAATGCCTCTGCCATGTTTATGCTGCTATCAATCGCTGCGTCTGGTGTTACCATCCCGCCGTTAGCAAATCCAGGAACTCCGATGCGTTTAAATGTATTTGAGCCACCTAAAGCCGCTTGTTGTCTTTGGTTTAATATTACCTCGCCAGTCTTAATAGTTGCCAATAAATTATCGCCATTTTTTCTGCGAATAGGCATTCCCATTCCAGAGCCAATTCGTGTGCCAGATAAGCCGCCATTTGCAAACCCCTCAACCAATCCGCCCTCTGCAAATTGTGGGACTTGCACCGCCGTTAATGCTCTGACTCTTTGGTAACCTTGCAACAAAGCAATTCCCGCATTGATAGGCGCTAAAACTGACCCGACAAATGGAATCTTAGATGTGGATTCGTAAATATTTTGCGCAGATGTGAGCGTGCTTATAATAGTTGACGCAATCGCCAACGCCTTACCCTCAATTGTGCTTTTGCCAATAATTTCAGACAAAGCCATGAGAGAGTTTCCAACCGATGCCAGTGCGTCAACCCTTGCTTGAGCCGTTGCCTT